CATGTAGACAGTCAGGTGTTTCCACCGCTGCCAGCCCTGCCGCGTGAGGTTCCGCGCGACAGACGGTGCGTAATAGTCCCAACATGGAGCTACTGCGAACCGCTTTTGGTATTGAGCAACCTCCCTTTTAGAAGAAAGGTTGCCGTCCCGAAGGTACCCGCCAACAGCGCTCAAGAGTACGCCACCAGGGTTATGAAGTAAATCACGCCCTTTGTGACGCATCTTTAAGCGCGTACCTATGTTCAGTAAAGATGTTGTCAAAGCCCTACTAACGTATCGTGAGTATATAATACTCCCGGCGCTTCCAGGCTTTTTACTGATCTTCACCAATTCTGGTGCAACTAACCAGAGAGGCATTTTCACCCCCGCGACGTCGGACTCCCACGGTGGCACAGGGTATATTACAATCCCTGAGTAATCCCGGAGATACTGTATCGTCAACGGAAGCGTGATGCCGTGATTAGCAGACCATACATTCAGTCTGTTGATTAACGAATACACATCATGCTTGGTTTTCAACGACTGGCAATATACACCACGCACGTTGTAGCCGAGCCAATAATCAGCTCCGCATGACTCGCGAAACGGACCAGTGTTATAGCTTTTGTCGTGATTGACTAGGAACCCGATCCGCTGGAGGATATTAACGACAAGGTTGTACGCCTCACGGCGCACGATTATGTCATCCCCGAAAACGGACCAGTTTCCTAATGTGTTACCACGCGGGCGCACAAACGGCAAATTCAACGCCGAATAAACGCCTTTTACAACGCAGCTAAACAGGATCGTCTGAAGTGGGAATGTAAATGCATTTCCCATAGACGACACCATATGGAGGTTCCGAAGCTCCCCGTTCGGGAGAGTAACACACGGTGAACGAGTCTCCTTAATCCAGCCAAGAACGTAGCTGGGGAGGATCTCGTTGAGAAGTGTGAGACTGACCGTATCAGATGCGCTGGATAAGTCAATAGTACCAAACTCACCAGCTGCTGAGCCGATCCGACAAAGCTCACGATTCTTATCAGGCTGACTCGACAAGTTTATTCCAAACTTGTTAAGCAGTTGCTGTTCAAACAATGAGCCTAATCCCTTCTGAAAAAGCATATTCAGTAAAGGTTCGGTGCATATAGTCCGTGACACGTCCTTAGATTTCGGGACAAAACTTAAACGGCTACCTTGTACCCTCTTAAATCCCCCAAAATGGTTAGACCTGATCTTTTCGGTCTCATCCCAAAGGGAGTATTTACGGGTCTCACTTTTAAATAGTGAGTAAAGTCGATCATTTGTTCCCGTCATGGGCCCAGCTGCTACTTTGTGGTAGAAACTGGTACCTGTAACTCCAACTGACGCCCCGGGACCGGTCGCCAACAAAGATAATACATCATCTGTGTTGAAGAAATAGTCACCGTTAGGCTGGAACCAAAAGTCATGAAAAGACTCACGGAACTCGCCTAGAGCGATAGCCTGGATTTCAGACATATCACTCTCGTCAATGGCCCTGCTCCGAGCGCAAAGCTCGTCAGCAGTAAGAAACTTTGCTAAGGCCACTGCATCCGCATCGACAGACTTATCATCCTCAAATTTCTTAAGGAGACTATCTAGAAGAAACGCCGCAGCGACAGAACGACTCCCAGCCCCTGGTGGTAAAGCGCCTCGAACAGCTTTGTTAAGCTGCCCGAAGTCCAGAGTAGGAAGGACATGGCAAAGATCAACAGTAAGGCAGGAATAAAGAGCGTTAGAGCAAATGCCCATAATCGTTCTCCTTTGTAGAGGCATGACATTAGAGCTTTGAGTGATAGGAAAGAAATATTTCCCGTGAACTCAACCGTCTCGAAGTGTCGACGACCAACCGATCGCCTGCGATCCAACTTCCTAACCCGAAAAACAGGTTGATGAAGAGGTACAGGCTTAGGGTCATCGTCTGCCACCCGTTCCACCCGCATAGACTTAAATCGTGCCGCTTATCACCGTGTCACCGATAGCCGCAGGAATCTGGCTACCGATACCATAGTGGAACGACAACGCTGCGCGGATGTTCGCTGCATCAGCTATATCGGCACCAGCCGGTACCTCAATGCTCGTGCGAATGAGCATAGGCGTGTACGGCTGCCCGGCAAGCGGCAAAACCGCTTTTCGAGTAACGTGCGTATAGATGTTGCGCGGAACGGAACTGATAACACCGGTCACGGGGTGCGCTTTGCCGAGGGCCTTGAAGACCTTTGGTTTAACGAACGTAGTCGTGAACGGTGCCGACACAGAGCTGATAATTACACCAACCTGTGTTCCACCTACGGCCGACACGGCGAACTGCTTGCCGTTAACGTCGGGCGCATTGTCAGTAACGAAGGTGTACGTCGGGGATGTGAATCCCGTCTGGGCTGCTCCCGTAACAGGAGAAGTAGGGGCAAAAGCCATGGTGATTACTCCATTTGAGTGTGCAATTGCACAAAGTGGGTTAATGTTGCAAATGAGGTCAAAGCAGCGACCTCGACACGTTTCTAGCGCCAGCAGCCAGAGCAGCCATGTTCAGCCATTGAGTTGGCCTACCGGGGATGGATACCGAAAAACTCGGAAAACCTAGAACCGGAATGGATCTGATTACTGTCTTCTTTGACGTGTCATAAGAACCTGGTGTCCCAGAAATGGTGCGCCTTGTCACTCCGTTGTCAAACGAAGCTTGAACGTCCGGGCGAATATATTGACGAAGCGAGTTAACACTCCGTATAGTCTTATTCACCCATATCACGTCTGAGGTGTTGGTCGCACCAGCTGCGATTATATCACCAATGTTAGTGAAGTAATCGACGAGGAAGGAGTAAGGCAATAATTCCCATAAAGTCGGGACGAACTGGCTAGTAACTAAGCCAAATCGCTCCAACGTAGAAATACTTGGGCTTGCCCCACTTCCAGCATAACGTATACCCACGCGGTACATTACCGAGGTCTTAGTGGTGGATACCTTATCAACAACAGTAGGTACGCCACCAAAATTACTCCCGGGTGCATTCACTTGGTGAAACGTTGTGCTTTCCTCATTACCTAACCGTGTTATCCTATTCGTCAGAATCTTCTCTTTGTGCTTCACGTAGGCTTCAGCAGCACCTACGATGTCGCTCGCGAGTGGGACCCATCCGAAGGAGTATTCTAGCCAGGTTTCTGCCAGCATCTTCGTCTTGGACTTTCTTGACCCCGTTCGGCCGCGTTTCTTGGCTGTACTAAGGTAATCATTGAATCCTTGACGTAACGCTTTAGCAGGGGACATTATCATACGAAGACTTTCCCGCATTTCTCCGAGGAAAACACCCCCTTGGAAGGAGGTCCTTTGATCTCCGATAGCGCGGTACAAGTACTTCAACGCCAGGTTATCGGCGGTTGGCGCATTGCTCTGTGTCCCTCCGAGTTCGATATTTGGAGGTACACCGACTGCAACAATTTCTTGTTGCAGAGCTCCCGTGGCAGACCAGACTTCGACCAGCTTAAAGCTGCCGGACTTGGTCTCACCAAGGGACGAAACTGTACCAGTGAAAGCAGTGGTAGCATTTTCGCCACGCTGTATCAACTCCCGCCACCTAGCTTGGCCTCCACCTGATTTCGTTGATTCGAACGTCGTTTTATGAGAACTCATAGAAACAGAGCTCCCATTGACGTTCGTCGTCGTTACCAGGTTAATGAAGCTTATAGTTTGGCTACGGGTGGTTGTAGGCATGGTTCTACTCCGCGTCATGTCAGGAGATAACCCCTGACCAGGTGAACATCCGCCTGCACGAAACAGCTTTCCGTCAGGTCGGGTCCGGTAGACTCTCGTCTTACCGGTACCCGCCTTCGGGAGCACGTCAGTGCAGGAATTCCAAGTTGCGCAACATCATCCCAACAAATCATGGCACCGATTTTACACCCACAGCTCCTGTGGATCAGGTATTTTCACCCCTTTCAGGGCCTGATTCACAGTAAAGCAACAGGTGAGGCGCATACCACAAAGCGCTGGGACGCTTCGCAACGAGGAGAGG